CTCCGTTTTCTACTCGCTTAATGTAGTCTACAAATTCTCCTCGTACTTCCATTACCACCAGCCTCCTGTAGCATCTGCACCCCAATCAGCATCTTCAGTAAGACCTCCTAAACCGTAAGTATCATCAACTACGGACTGTGCTACTAGACCGCCAGCTTGGGCTGCTGCTTCTTCTTGGTCGTCATCTGCAGGCCATTTTTCATATACTCTTCCTTCAGTATCTCGTCCAAACCTCTCACTGTCCCATGTTTCAAGTGGATTTTCTTCTGCTAAAGTTTTTTTATCCCCACCTAGTAAATCTCCAATACCTTTTGTTATATCGGTTAATGTTCCTGTGAATGCATCAACAAGTGGATCAATTGGATTTACTGTAATATTTCTTCCAAACACACCTGCCTTAACTGTCAGTGCTTGTTGTGCATCAGGGTCTGCAATTCGTTCTCCTGCAGCATTGTAAAACCTTCCATATTCATCCATAGATACTCCAGCAAATTGAGATGCAACCTTTTGGGTATCTGTTTGTGCTCTTTCTTCTAGACCTCCTGGACCAAACGGATCAAGTTGTGATTCCGTAGGCACTTCTTCTGAAAACAGGGTATTATCTACTTCAACATTCACATTGGTTGCAATATCTTGAGAAGAAGCCCCCTCTGGCGAAGCGAGAACTAAATCTATTGTTTTATCTATTGTAAGCTGACCATCTGCAGAATTAACCCACTCCTTGTCGGTTGCTTTAGAAATACCGTATTCATCTTTAGGTGCAGCTTCTGTTATAGCTTCAAGTATCTTCTGATCTTGACCTTCATTATAATAACCAAACATATTTTGTCCTGTTTTATCCATAACAGCCTGAGCTATCGTATTACTTGCTCTGTCCCATGAACCTTGATAGTTGTAATTGTAATCCATAGCTAAGTCAGTAGGTACTCTAGAGTTTATTTCTGCTGTTGTTTCTTGACCTTCTTTGCTGTTAACCCATTCTTTCATCTTTTTAAATGCTCTTTCTGTAGCAAATTTGCTATTAAACTTTGCGTCTTCTTTTAAGACCTCTCCAGTGGTCATAGGTATCGCCTCACCCCAAAAGTCACCATAAGCTTTTTGATAGGATTCGTGTAACTCTGCAAAAGGCTCACCATATTTATCTTTTATTTGCTGAATATATTCTCTAGGAGTTGTATTAGCTGACAACCCTAACCCTTCTGCTCCCTCTTGCATTTTAACAATCTGTTCTTGTGCCATTGCTTCTCTAGCAGTAATACCAGTACCGTACTTATCCATGTCACTAAAATTATAAACAAAATTATTTAAAAATAGAGAGCCGTTTCTCATATCCTCTGCGGTTAGTTTTGAAATTGGAGTGTCTTGTGGAAGATCCTCCAACCTTAAAACATTATTCATTGCTTCGTCAGCAGGGCCAAGAGCAAAGTTTATATACGTATTATCTCCAGCAGAACTACTATAGAAAGCAACATTGCTATTTGTCTCAATACCCCCTGCAACAGCAGCATCCGTAAAATCTGCATGCCTTTGGCTTACTTCCTCTATGTAAGATGGTGCTAAAGATTTATCCTCATATAAACCTTGTGTTGCACCTTGAACCAAACCTTTAGCAGTTTGTAGTAAATCTCCCTTCCTACTTGTACCTTTTGTACGTCCTAAAGTCTCAGCAGCACCAAATACTGTAGAAACAGGTCTACCTGCCATTGCTATAAGACCAGTAATCCATCCTGGAGTTGTTATATTTCCATTTTTATCTGTGGTAAAATGGTGTGAACCATGTGCCAATGGTATATTGGTTACTACAGGATCTCCTGTGCCATATATTAAAGAGTTTACGCCTTGTTCTAAAACTGCTCCTGGATTTGATACTATGGTTTTAATTCCATCAACAGTAGACATAATTTTTTCTTTTGTATAGTCTACAGGATCGTTAAGAAAGGCAGGAAGATCCTTAGCTGCGTCAACAGCAGCAGCACCAACGCCTCTAATAATATTAAGTTTTTGTAAATTTCCTGCAAGTGATCCTGAAGGTATTCTTAAAAAAGAGTCTACTGCATTTGGAATTTTAACAGCAGCACCAGCTATGGGGTTATTACCTATTAATGTATTGACTAATGCGCCTTTAGCTATATTCGATAAGGGTACTTCTGTTTGTCCTGCTACCGACTGTGCAGCTTGTAAAGCAGGGGGAGTTAGAGTCTTAACAACTCTTAGTTCATCGCTAGTAGGCTCTCTAAATATGTCAGTGTCTTTAAGAATAGATACTCTGTCTTCTGCACCAAGACTAGGCGTAAATATATTAGTTCCTGTATCTGGACTAAGACCTTCTGTATCAGTTTGTTTTCTTACATCTAGATCTCTTGCTAAATTTAGGCTATCAAATAATTGATTATCTGCATTGTTGTTAATAGGGTCGCCAACACTAATTCCTAAATCTTGTGGTACATTTAGCGCACTAAAAGTATCGGTTGCGCCTACAGTATCCGCAAGATTATCTGCAATACTTTGTTGATCTAAATTTGTGTTAAAATTTGCATTTTCTAGTAGATCTATTATTTCTGGTGCGAGTTGAAACGGAGCAGCTTTAAGAAACGGCTGGTCTTCTTTTTTCTTTTTACCGCCTAGCGTCAACGACCCTAAATCTAATGGATCTACACCGCCCTTGATGTCAATTTCAGAACCTGGAGCAGTAATAGTACCTGACCCTCTGGGGGCAGTACCAAGGATTGCTCCCATCTGAGTATTAATATCTGCGCTACTTGCTACCACTCTTTAGGTATTCCTTTTGTTGAGTATTAACTTCATCCTTCAGGGATAATAGATGCTGTATCAGTTGGAGCCGACCCTGTTGGTGGCGTACCTCCACCTCCTGGGTTTCCTGTATTAGGGCTTGGCGATCCTTGTCCTGCAGGTCCTGCAGATAACTGGTCAGGGATTCCCATGCTATCTGGTTGTTCACCAGAGGCAGTAGGGTCCTGCATGTCTCCTTGTTGAGCATTCATTCCTCTTAATATTTCTGCGAATATCTGTGCGTCATTCACATCGTTTACGAGAAAGTCTGGATCTATGTCCTGTGCTATAGCTAGTTCTCGTACCAAGTTAGGTATCTTAACAAATGGAGCTAACATTGGATTTGCAACTGTCTGTAGAAGAGCCGTAAGCCTTTGGCTACGTACTTCCTTCTGCATAACAGCAGCCGTTCCCTGTGGTTTTATTTCTAAGTCACCTACTATTTCAGGAGTAGTATCGTTAAACTGCATGTTCCAGTGAAACATACTTTCTCCCAAAGGTTTTAGTAGAAAATCATCTACGTTTTTAATTACGGTTTTTATACTTAGATTAGCTCCACCAAGAAGCATACTTAGACCAGAGGCTGTACGCCCTGTTCCAGATACTCCTGTCTGCCCATGCATAATAGATGGTAGTCCTGTTTCCTCGTCTGCAAGTTGTCTAGCAGCCTGATACATCTGTATATTTTCTGCAGAAGTGTTAGGAAACTTAATTGCGTTGATTGCTGTGCCTGTTACACCAGACTGTCTACGGAATACTTTTCCTGGAAATATGTCGTAGTTTTGGCCTGGAACCAGACTTGCTTCGTCTACATCAAACACTACGTTGCCAGAAAGTGCAAGATTGTCAATAGCCATTCGTACATGACCGTTGATTAGTAGCTGTGCATCTTCCATGTTCTCTGCAACGCCTATGCCAAACAACTGGTAAGGATTTATTTCGTATGGAAAAGTAAAGTAAGGTAGCCTATACGGAGTAAATGGATTTAGCACAGCACGTAGTACCATGTTTCCACATACCCATAAGTTAACTGGCACTTCGCTTAGATCGTCCATAGGTATAGGTATGTCCAGATCCTGTGCTACTTTAGAGTCCAGCATTCCCCAATATTCAAGTATTTCAAATCTGTCTTTGTTGGAGTGCGCTTCCAAATTTTCATGGCGAATAGTGTCTTCAAAATATTTATCATCGTAATTTGGCCCTTGATCTAAACATTCTGCAATAACATCTGGTAAAAAGAATGGTTTGTCCATCAAGGCTCTTACTTGTTGCCTGTTCATACGATGCCTTTGAATAACATACGTACAATCGTCTATGCTGGTAGCTCCTGGATCAGGATAAAAGTCCCAACAGCTAATAGATTCCAATCTTGGAAACATCCGTCTGTACGGATCATATTTCTTATCTTCTGTCCAGTTATGTACTGTTTTACTTTCGTTCAGTGGGCCTTTTACTATTCCAGTGCCAAGTAGTGTACCCTCAAACAATGAGTGCCTTAGCACATTTACAGCATTGTTTTCGTGTAGTTGGTCGTGTATATGCTTTTGCATAAGACGAGCAGCCTCTCTAGCAGGAGATATCTGCGGTTCTCCCATTCTAGAGGGTCCC